CACCGTGCGCGAAATGCTCGGGCAGATTCGGGAGATTCTGGAGTGAAACAAGGCGACCGCGTGCGCCTGTCAGACGGCCAGGACGCCATGGTGCTGGAGGTCGGCGTGGCTACCCTGCGCGTGGCCCGCATCCGCCTGGATTGGCCGTTTCCAGGCCTGCCTGAATCGGTGCTGCGCGGCACGGTCAAGCGGCTGCCGTCGCGGTATCTGCGGGAGACGCATCAAGATGTGGAGCCGGCCCGGTGGTGAGCAAAGTTGAGCTCGATGGATCCACCCTGCACCTGGGCGACTGCCTGGAGGTGCTGCGCACCCTGCCGGATTGCAGCGTGGATGCGGTGGTGACGGATCCGCCCTACGGGCTGAGCTTCATGGGCAAGCGCTGGGACTACGATGTCCCGAGCGTCGAGGTCTGGGCCGAGTGCCTGCGCGTGCTCAAGCCGGGCGGGCATCTGCTGGCCTTTGCTGGCACGCGCACCCAGCACCGCATGGCCGTTCGCATTGAGGATGCGGGCTTCGAGATCCGCGACATGATTGCGTGGGTGTATGGCAGCGGGTTCCCGAAGTCGCTGGATGTGAGCAAGGCGATTGATAAAGCTGCAGGCGCTGAGCGGGAGGTGGTGGGGACAAGAGAAAATAGCTTTGGTAGAAAACCAGGAGGCGGTGCGGCTTGGGGCGAAGGCATAACAGGGGAGGAGACCTCAGCCCATACGTTTAGTATTACCGCCCCCGCCACCGAAGCCGCCCGCCAGTGGCAAGGCTGGGGCACCGCGCTCAAGCCCGCCCTAGAGCCCATCACCGTGGCCCGCAAGCCGCTGGCCGGCACCGTGGCCGCGAACGTGCTGCAGCACGGGACGGGCGCGCTGAACATCGACGGGTGCAGGGTTGACGCCAGCGATGCTCGTCCGCTGATCGAAAGCAAGGCCGAGGCATCACTGCACGCATTTGGCAACGGTCTGAACGGGTCGCGCTGTGCTGGCGTGACAACGCAAGGCCGCTGGCCCGCCAACCTGATCCACGACGGCAGCGATGAGGTGGTGGCGTGCTTTCCGGCCAATGCCGGTGCATCGGCACCAGTCAAAGGCACAGAGGTGAGCCGGGCCAGCGTGGGGCGCGTGACTGGTGAGCGCGACCGAGTGCCTGGCGCGTTCCATGCCGACTCCGGCTCCGCCGCCCGCTTCTTCTACACCGCCAAGGCGGCCAAGTCAGACCGCGATGACGGCCTGGATCTTCGCGCTTCAGCTCGCCGGCAGGGCGCCCGTCCTGGATCACCAGACGAGACGGGAAAGTTCCCAGACCATGACCACCGTGAGCGCACCGGGAACTTTCATCCCACCGTCAAGCCCACCGACCTCATGCGATACCTGTGCCGCTTGGTCACGCCACCAGGCGGCACCGTGCTGGACCCCTTCATGGGCAGCGGAAGCACCGGCCGCGCGGCACTGCTTGAGGGGTTCCGCTTCATCGGCATCGAGCGCGAAGCGCAGTACCTGGAGATCGCCCGCGCCCGCGTGCAGTCGGCCACGCCCGCGCTGTGGAGGCAATCATGACCCGAGGCCGCGACACCCTGCGCGAGAAGATGCTTCGCAACCAGGCCGCGATGGACCGCTACGCCGCCATCAGCGGCAAACCCCGCGTACTGCTGGACATCCCGCCTGAGCCGGCCAAGCGCGGGCCGCGCAAACCGTCAGGCCAGCCCACAGAGGCGCAGATTCTCAAGGCCATCGTGGCGCTGCTGAAGCACCATCCGAGGGTCGCCCAGTGCTGGCGGCAGAACTCGGGCACGTTCCAGGAGCGCAACCGCGACGGGTCTGTGCGGTACATCCGGGCGAACACCGCCAAGGGCATGAGCGACATCATGGGCGTGCTAAAGGACGGCCGCACGCTGGCCATTGAGGTCAAATCCGCCACCGGACGCATGCGTCCAGGTCAGGAGGAGTTCCTCGCCACGATCCGCCACGCGGGCGGCGTGGCCGGGGTTTGCCGGTCGGTTGAGGATGCGCAGGAATTGCTGGAGGAGGCTGTATGAAAGAACGACCGATCCTCTTCAGCGCGCCGATGGTGCGCGCGATCCTGGCCGGCCAGAAGACGCAGACGCGGCGCGCGCTCGCGCCCGACCTGTTTATCAGCAGCGGCGGCGCGGTTGTGCGCATGGCCAGTGCCGGACCGGCAACCACTGGCATTCGTGAGGCGCACTGCCCGTACTGGCGACAGCCCGGCGACCGGCTGTGGGTGCGGGAGGCGTGGGCATGGAGCGGCGACGGCGCCATCCCAGCCTTCGACCGCGTGCGAAAGGGGGAGGTCTGGTTCCGTGCTGACCCGGAGCGCACAAGTCCTGGCATCCGTTGGCGCCCGTCGATCCACATGCCCCGCTGGGCCAGCCGGATCACCCTGGAGGTGACTGGCGTGCGCGTGGAGCGCCTGCAGGACATCAGCGAGGCCGACGCCCAGGCCGAAGGCGTCACCCCGAAGTGGGAACCCGGCTGCAGCGGGCGCCTGATGGAAGCGCTGGGCGGCTTCAGCTTTCGGCCGGCGGCCAGCGCCTACGCCGACCTGTGGGAACAGATCAACGGCCCCGGCTCCTGGGACGCCAACCCCTGGGTCTGGGTGGTGGAGTTCCGGCGAGTTGAGGCATGACCCCCGAAGACACCTACCGCGCCAGCGCCTGCGACGGCAAGGTGGGCTTTGCCACGTTCACCCAGGCCCGCGTGGTGGCCGAGCGCAGCACCAGGCGCGGCAAGAGCCGGCAGATTTACCACTGCGTCCACTGCCACCAGTTCCACCTCGGGCGCAGGCCGCTTAGCAGGCGGCTGAAGCCTGTCATTGAAGATTGACCCTATGCCACGGCGCGGGCTTCGCGCCATTAACTGGAGAACCCAAGTGAAAAAAGCACTCACTCTCATCCTCGCGGCCACGCTGGCGACAGCGGCCTATGCTTCGTGCCGGTATTACACCGTCACGATCAACGGGCGCACGATGTATTGCACCGAGTGCTGCATGGGCACGGGCGCGCTGCGGACTTGCAATGTGACTTGCAACTGAGGTTATGGCGCATAACGTGGCCGGTAACCTGCCGGCCGCCAAGGCCGGTCAGGTTGACTGGCGGGGTTAGGCGTCTTGCACAAACGATGGAGAGCAAAGAATGAGCAGCTACAAGAAGATCCCGACAAGTGCCGAAGTGTGGGCTGTGATCCATGCGCGGCACCGTGGCGAACTCAAGGTATTCAGCAGCTACAGCGCACCGGATGGTGACCCGCACGGCGACCCGAAGCAGGGCCGCATGTGTACCGCTTACGGCTTTGAGCGCGGCGACTGGCCGGTGATTGAAGCCCGCACGACCTGGGACATTGAGCGCGACGACAGCGGCAACGCCAAGCCGACGCGCAAGAACGAGCGGCACGAATACTGGTTGTGCGCCCCGGTGCAGCCTGACGCCTAACGCCCGAGCTGAACCGGACCCAACGGCGCCAACGAACTGACAAGGAATGCTTGACTGTTGCCCGCCGTTGGGGCTCGGTTCGAGCAAAGTGTTAGGCAGCATCTGGTGGAGAACTGACCATGCCGATTAAGCCCGAGAACAAGGCCCGATACCCGAAGGACTGGAAGGACGTGCGCCACCGCATCCTGAGGCGCGCGAACTGGCGGTGCGAGCACCCGAACTGCCGCGCCCGCCACGGCGTGACCGGCTATTGGCGCAAGGGCCTGTTTCACCGGCTGCCCGATGTGCTGTGGGATGCCGGGTACACGGCTGGCGATGTGGTGGCCTGCGAGAACGGCGAAAAGCTGAAGATCATCAAGATCGTGCTGACCATCGCGCACCTTGACCACACGCCCGAGAACTGCGCCGATGACAACCTGCGGGCCTGGTGCCAGCGCCACCACCTGGCATATGACGCTGAGCACCACAAGATCACCGCCTACCGGACCCGCAAGGATGCGGCGATGACAGCGGACCTGTTTTGATGCTGCCTAACGCATGAATTCACCGGCTGCCGAAGGCAGTCCGGTGGAATGACGGGTTAGCCGGCACCCGACCAATGCCGGCGAACAACCGAAGGATGCAAGCGTGAAGCTGTGGATTGACACCGAATTCAACGAGTACCGAGGCGCCCTGATTTCGCTGGCGCTTGTGGCAGAGGATGGGCGCGAGTGGTACGGCGTGCGCTACTGCGATGACCCGGGCTGGTGGGTTGGCGAGCATGTGATGCCACATCTGAACCAAGAACCGCAGCGTGACGGGGAACTGCGGCTGAGCTTGGGGCACTTTCTGGCCGGGTTCGACAGCGTGCACATCGTCAGTGACTGGCCCGGCGACATCGCGCATTTCTGCAACTTCTTGGAATACCGGCCAGGCGACCGCATCGGCCCAGACCGCATGACCTTTGAAGTGCGCCGCGATCTGCCTGACACCGCGACAACTTCGGCCGTGCCACACAACGCACTGGAAGATGCGCGGGCGCTGGCACGCGGAGCTGTTGGTGCCGGCTAAAGTGAAATAGGCCGCACGCTTTCGGCCTGACTGAACCAACAACCACACATGGCATACGACAACACGAACAGCGGACTTCTGGCCCGCAACGACAAGCAGGGCAACGATTCCAGGCCGGACTATCGTGGCAGCATCAACGTCGACGGCCGCGAATACTGGCTCAGCGCCTGGATCAAGACCGGGCGCGACGGCACGAAGCTGGCGGGCCAGAGGTACATGAGCCTGTCGGTGCAACCGAAGGGCGACTGGGGTACGCCTGCACCGGCACCGGCCCACGCCCCTGCACCGGCCCCGGCACCGGCACCGGCCCGCATGACCCAGGACCAGCGCGATGCTATGGCCATCCGCGACAGGGAACAGCGGGCGCGTCAAGCCCCTGCGCCTGCACCTCGGGCGCCGACGAGTTTTGATGACATGGACGACGACATCCCGTTCTGACCATTGACTCCGGCCCGCGATGCGGGTCTATACTGACTGCCCCCTAACCTGCGCCATCCGGATGCGTCTGGCTGGCTCTAGGAGTTCACAATGAGCATCTGCTCGCACGACGGCGAGCGCCGTTACACGCGGCGCGTTTTCGCCAACGGCACAGTCCACATTTGCATTCAGTGCATGGACTGCCTCGATGTGGTTCTATCCCCCCTGCACAACATGCGGCCATGGATCAGGCTTGACGAGGTCCCCGCCGGGCAAGTCATCCATGAGTGGATCGACTCAGAGCACGCGGTACGACAGGAGGGGCTGTTCTGATGGCCGCGACAATCGCAGACTTCGCAGCCACCTATGTGCGCAAGTACGGGTTTTCCCTGGTGCCACTGCCGCCAGGCGCAAAGCGGCCGCTGTCAGACAACTGGGGCAACGAGTGCATCACAGACCCTGAGCAGGCGCGCAGCTACTACGAACGAAGGCCCAGCGCGAACATCGGCGTGGCCCTCGGGCCGTCCAGGCTGTGCAGTCTGGACATCGACGACCTGGACGCGATGCGCACCATCTGCGCCGAGTTTGGATGGGACATCGACGCGCTGGCACAGAGCGCGCCGACGATCCAGGGGAGAGCGCCAGGGTTTCGCATCATGTTCCGCGTGCCGGACGGCCTGGAACTGCCGTATCACTCGCTGACATGGCCGCGCCAGGATGACGCTGGAAAGCGGTTCACGGTCTTCGAGATTCGCAGCGCGACCGACCAGCAACGCCAGGACGTCTTGCCGCCGAGCATTCACCCGGACACGGGTAAACCCTACGTCTGGCTGACGAAGCCGAACGGCACGATACCGGATCCGCCTGCGTGGCTTCTGGCGCTGTGGCAGAACTGGGCCGCGCTCAAGCCGCAATTGCAGGGCCTGTGCCCGTGGGCGCCGCAACGGCCGACACCAAAGCCTCCGAAAGCCCCCGCACGGCCGGCAAACGATAGCACAAGCCCGAGCGTGATTGACGCCTACGAGCGGGCGCACAGCATCGAAGCGGCCCTGACGCAGTACGGCTACAAGCAGCAGGGCAAGCGGTGGCTTTCACCGCACTCTGGCACCGGCCTGGCGGGCGTGATCCTGTTCGACGGCAAGGCGTGGATTCACCACGCGTCAGATCCGCTGTGTAGTGACGAGAGCGGCCAGCTGGTTGGCGCGTTCGATCTCTATCGGTACTACGAGCACGGCGGTGACATCCGCAAGGCCGTGAAAGCCGCCGCAGATTCGCTGGGCATGAAGCCAGAGCCGCGCAGCAGGCCGACGATACCCGCAGGCGCCGTCGTGCAGCGGCCGCAGGCCGCGCCAGCGGTGCAGGGGTCCGAGGTCATTGACGCCGACACCGGGGAAATCGAGCCGATTCCTCCCGAGTTCTCCGACGACTCGCTGGCGCTTGAGTTCGTGGCGCAGTTCGGGGCTGGTCTTCGGTGGTCCCCGGGACTCGGCTGGATGCACGACGAAGGCACGCACTGGAAACGCGACGACCACCTGATCCGGTTTGACTTGGCGCGCAAGACGGCGCGCACTGTGGCCATGCTGGCAGACGCCAAGATCCGCAAGCCGATCACCAGCGCGAAGACCGTCAACGCCCTGCTGTTTCTGGCGCAGTCTGACCCGGACATCGTGGTGCCGGCGGCACAGTGGGACAACGATCCGCTGATGCTCAACACGCCTGACGGGCTGGTTGATCTGCGCACCGGCAAAACGCACCAGCGAAACCGCCAGCAGTATCTGACGCAGCTTTGCAGAGTATCGCCAGACGCAGGGCAGAAAACAGAGCATTGGCTCCGGTTCGTTTCTCAGGTGTTCGTGGATGACGCCGACACAATCGAATTCGTGCAGCGCATGTGCGGATATTGCCTGTCAGGCGATAGGCGAGAGCAAAAACTGTTTTTCGCGCACGGGCAGGGCAGCAACGGAAAATCTACGCTGCTGGACATCCTGATGTGGATTATGGGCACCTATGCGCTGAAACTGCCCACGACGGCGCTGATGGCAAGCCGAAACGAGCGCCATCCGACCGAGCTGGCCCAGCTTCACGGCAAGCGCCTGGCCGTCAGCAACGAGCTCGAGGAGGGCAGCTTCTGGGCTGAGGCGCGCATCAAGGAACTCACCGGAGACGAAACCCTGACGGCGCGATTTATGCGGCAGGACAACTTCACGTTCACTATGAGCCACAAGCACCTCATTGCAGGCAACCACAAGCCACGGCTGAAGGGTGGCGACCCCGCAATGGCCCGCCGCATGGTGCTGGTTCCGTTCCTGCAGAAGTTCGAGGGTGCGGCCAAGGATGTAAAGCTACCCGAGAAGCTGAAGGCGGAAGCCCCTGGCATCATGGCCTGGGCCATTGAGGGCGCCCGCAAGTGGTACGCTGACGGCTTGGCCATCCCTGGCAGCGTTGAGGACGCCAGCCGCGACTACATGGCCGAGCATGACGACATCGCCATGTGGATCGAGGAGTGCTGCAAAACGGACGCAGGAACGCATGCCAGATCGTCGGACCTGTACGCATCGTTCAGGCGATGGAAGCAATCCAGGGGCGAGCATGAGCCTTCGCAGACCGTTTGGGGGGAGAAGATGACCCTTGTTCCGGGTCTTCGCAAGGTGAAGATGGCCGGGATCATGACGCTAAAGGGCATCGACCTGAATGCAACGGAGAAGGCGCGAAATCAGGGTTTACCCTAGGTTTTTTGGTTTAGGGGAGGGTAGGGGATACTTGTCCTGTTTGATACGTCACGCGCGCACACGCACGCGATACCCGATAAACAGGATGACCCTCCCCTAGTCTCCCCTGAGTGGTCACTAACTTTTAGGAGCTGAAGATGGCAAACAAACCAAGATGCCCGAAGAGCCCGGAGGTGATGGATGAGATCGTCCATCGCATCAGCGAAGGCGAGTCACTGCGGTCTGTGTGCCGGGACAAACGGATGCCGAGCATCTGGACTGTGATGGACTGGCAGAGGGACGACGCGGACTTTGCCAGCAGGTGCGCGCGTGCGAGGGAACTCCAGGCCGAGGTAATGGACGAGAAAATACTGTCCGTTGCGGATCGTGTGGAAACTGGCGAGATGGACCCCAATTCTGCGAGAGTGGTATTGAGCGCATACCAATGGCGTGCATCGAAACTCGCCCCGAAGAAATACGGCGACATGATTAAGCTGGCCGGCCATGACGGCGGCGCGGTGAAACTCATTGCGCAGTCAGACGACGAGAAACTGTGACCGATGGCATTCCAGCTAACCGACCGCCAGAAGGCCGCGCAGCAAGTCCTGAGCGGCGACGCCACGCACCTGATGCTGTTCGGCGGATCGCGCAGCGGAAAGACGTTCCTGCTCACGCGCAACGTGGTCTTTCGGGCGCTGAAGGCGCCGAATAGCCGGCACGCGATCTTCCGGTTCAGGTACAACCACCTGAAGGCCAGCGTCGTGCTGGACACGTTTCCCAAGGTGATGCGCGCAGCGTTCCCCGGGGTCGGATGGGACATGCACCAGCAGGACGGTTACGTCAGCTTCCCAGGTGGCTCGCAGATCTGGTTTGCCGGCCTGGACGACAAGGACCGCACCGAGAAGATTCTGGGCCAGGAGTTCGCCACGCTGTATTTCAACGAGTGCTCGCAGATCCCGCTGGGCTCCGTTGACACCGCCCTGACGCGCCTGGCGCAGAAAGCCGAGCAGCAGATCGAAGGTAGATCGCCTGTCCCGTTGCGCCTGCGGGCCTACTACGACTGCAACCCGCCGAGCAAGACGCATTGGACCTACCGCAAGTTCGTAGAGAAGCGCGACCCCGACACCAGGCTGGGCCTGCCACGGCCGGAGGATTACGCTGCGTTTGCGATCAACCCGACCGACAACGCCGCGAACCTGAGCCCGGAATACCTGCGCATGCTGGAGTCACTGCCGGCCAGGATGCGGGCGCGATTCCTCGAGGGCCGGTTTGCCGATGCGAACCCGAACGCCCTGTTCCCAGAGGAGCATATCGACCGATGGCGCGTGCTGGACGGTGCCGTGCCGCAGCTTGTGCGCGTGGTGGTCGCGGTGGACCCGAGCGGCGCGGACGACGAAGCCAGCGCGGACAATGACGCCATCGGCATCGTCGTGGTCGGCCTGGCCACGGACGGCGCGTGCTACCTGCTTGAGGATCTGACCGTGAAAGCAGGCCCCGCAACCTGGGGCCGCGTGGCCGCAGAAGCGTTCGACCGGCACAGCGCCGACTGCATCGTGGCCGAAACCAACTACGGCGGCGCGATGGTGCGCCAGGTGATCGAGACAGCCCGTCCGCGCACGCCGTTTCGCCCGGTGACGGCCAGCCGTGGCAAGGTGGTACGGGCCGAGCCGTTCTCGTCGCTGTACGAGCAGGGCAAGGTCCGGCATGTGGGCATGTTCCCCGAGCTGGAGGACGAACTCAGCGGGTTCTCCACGACCGGCTACACCGGAAGCCGAAGCCCGAACCGGGCCGACGCGCTGATCTGGGGCTTGGCCGCGTTGTTCCCCGCAATCACGGGAGCGACGGCGAAGAAACCGGACATCGCCGGCCTGGTAGTTCCGACTGCGCACCGATGGCGATAGACTTTCACCCGCTCGCGTAGCATAATCGCGCCCGATGCGCAATCCCCGGAGTCCCTGATGGCCAGAGAATCGACCGAACAGCGACTGGTGCGCGTTCATGCGGAGGCCATGCGCGAATTCGACAACATCCAGGGCGCGCTGCGCGACGAGCGCTTGCAGTGCTTGCAGGACCGGCGGTTCTACAGCATCGCCGGGGCGCAGTGGGAAGGCCCGCTGGGTGCGCAGTTCGAGAACAAGCCGAAGATGGAGGTCAACAAGATCGCCCTTGCGGTGCAGCGGATCTTCAGCGAGTACCGTGCCAACCGCGTGACGGTGGACTTCGTGTCAAAAGAGGGCAAGGAACACGACCCGCTGGCCGAAACCTGCGACGACCTGTACCGCGCAGACGAGCAGGACAGCGGCGCCAATGAGGCGTACGACAACGCATTCCAGGAGGCCGTGGGCGGCGGCTTCGGCGCCTACCGTTTGCGCGCGGTCTACGAGAACGAGGAAGACGACGAGGACGAGCGGCAGCGGATCAAGATCGAGCCGATCTTCGACGCGGACTCCTCGGTGTTCTTCGACCTGCAGGCCAAGCGCCAGGACAAGGCCGATGCCAAGCGGTGCTTCGTGCTGACCAGTATGACGCATGATGCG